TCGCCGAGCTGGAGGCCGCGGCCTACGGGGAGCAGCACGAAGGGATTCGGCTCCTCAGCCCGGTGGAGCAGATCCGGCACCTGCACGGCTGTGTGGCCGCGCAGATGGGCCGGGCGGACACGCTGGATCGGCTGTGCCGCGAGAAGCGGGCCCGCGTCGCCGAGCTGGAGTCGGAGCGGCATTCGACGAATGAGGCGCTCGCGGATGTGACTGTCGCGCAGCGGGCCGCCGAGGCGGCCGCGGGTGTGCGGGGTGACGAGCCCGCTGAGGAGCCGATCCGGTATGCGCTGACGGAGAAGGCTGCGGAGTCGGCGGACAAGCTGACCGCGCTGTTCACTCCGACGCAGGTGTTGCGGGAGGAGCGGCACGAGCCGCCGTTGCACCACTCGTACCGCGTGCCCCGGGACCTGCCCGAGACGGGCGGCGTGTGATGGCCGACCAGACCTCGACGGCTGACGTCGTCGCCTGCGTCCTCCTCGCGATCGCCCTGTTCGGTGCGTCGCTGGTGCCGTTCTTCGTGTTCGTCGAGGCCGAGCGCCTCGCCCCGGCGTGGGTTCGTGAACTCCCGGCCATGGCCTCCGAGATGCGGCGTGATGCCGCGCTGTCGGCGGCGGCTCTCCTGCTTCTCCTCACCGCTCCGAAGGGCGGCACCTCATGACCACCACTCCCGTTGACGGCCCGTTCCCCATCAAGGTCACGGCCACCCCGTCCGGTACCGAACTCGACGTCTCCTCCTTCCTGTTCCGCGCGGTGTTCACCGAGCTGATCACGAAGGCAGACGAGGACCCCGAGGGTCTCGTCTCCGAGCTCACCGACATGGCGGACCTGCTCCGGTCAGCCGTCCACCAGGGCCGCGACTCCCACGCCCGGCACGAGTTCGACGAGCGCATGAACCAGATGCTCACCGAGTACGCCAACGACGGTGCGATCCCCGTACACGGGGAGCAGGTCGGCCGGTTGCGGGACAAGCTCGCCGAGATCGCGGCCCCCCGCCCGGTGCCCTCGCAGCAGGCTCGGAGGGCGTCATGAGCAGCCCCGCGAAGCACGTCCCGATTCCCGAGCTCGACGTGGTGCCGCTGACCCAGTTGCAGGCGGACATGAAGGAGCTCGTCACCCGGCAGCAGGCGGACGCACTGAGGGGCCCTGGCCTGGACGTGTGGATGCAGATGGCGTGCGACTGCCCGGAGGCCTGCTCGTGTGACGCGGACTACCCGGGTTGGACGCCGGGAGGCACCGCGTGAACAACCCGACCGAGTACATCCTCCTGTCGATCGAAAGCGCGGGCGTCACCCGCGCCCTCGCCGAAAAGATCCTCGCCGCACACGACACGACCAAACGCACCCAGGTACTCCGCGAGGCAGCGACCGCACTCCACACCGAGTGCGGCCTCCACTCCGACCGGCAGCTGTTCAGCAGCGGCATCCACCACTCCGAGTTCCTCGTGCGCGGCATGGCGGACCAAGCCGCGGAGGAGGCCACCGCTGAGGCGGCGACGGCCACTCCCACCGAGCCGACCGGCCGCGTCGCTCAACTCCTCGAAGCCATCCGCACCCACCGCGGCGAGTGGACAACGAAGCGAGTCCAAGACCTCTACCGCCTCTCCCCGCTCGCCCCGCCGAACGCGCCTGATGGACGGCTCCGTCACGTCGCCCGCGGCGACCTCCGCGACCTCTGTGCCTGGGGCCACCTGGTCCTGCACGAGGAGTCCGGGCGCCGCTTCTACACCCTCAAGTTCCGGAAGGACGCCACCTCGTGAGCACCACCGCGCAGGCCGGGGCCACCACCGCCCCGGCCGCCGGCCGGAAGGTCACGCCGACCGGTCGGCTCATCCTCCCCGCCGACGCCGACCGCGCCGACTGGCTCACCGCCCGCCGTCAGGGTCTCGGCTCGAGCGACGTCGCCGCGATCCTCGGCATCTCGAGGTACGGCAACGCCCTGTCCGTCTACCACGACAAGACGGGTGGCCTCCCGCTCGAGAGCGACGACTCCGAACCCGCCCTGTGGGGCCGTGCGTTCGAGGAGACCGTCGCCCGCGAGTGGGCCCGCCGCAACCGCTCCGTCGTGTGGCGCGTCGGCCTCGTCCAGAACATCGACCGCCCCTGGCAGATGTGCACCCTCGACCGCCGCGTCCTCGAGTGCCCGCTCGCCGACGGCCAGGAGAAGTGCGCTGTCGAGATCAAGTGCCGCGACAAGATGAAGGCCTCCCAGTTCAGGGCCGGTGTCGCGGACGACGTCCTCGTGCAGACGCTGTGGCAGGCCGACGTGTGCGGCTATGACCACATCCATGCGGCGGTGCTGATCGGCGGGAACGACTACCGGCAGTACGTGATCCGGGTCGCCGACCATCAGCAGCTCATCACCGACCTGCGCACCGCCGGGTCTCGAGCGTGGCAGCAGATCACCGACCGGCGGCCGCCCGTCCTCGAGCACGACGCGGACCCTGACGTGCTCCTCGACCTGTACGGGCGCCTCCACCCCGAGCGTGCCGGGGTCGTGGACATCACACGGGACGTCGACACGCAGGAAGCGGTCGCCGACTACCTCGACGCGCACAACGACTACACGGCGGCCGAGCGCCGGAAGAAGGCGGCAAAGGCCCGCATCCTCGCCGGGCTCGGCGACGCCGAAGCGGCCACCGTCCTCGACAAGCCGCACGTGTCGCTCGACGAGCGCTCCAAGCAGTGGACGGACACGACCCGTCTCGCCGAGCGCTGGCCCGACGCCTACGCGGACTGCGTCGAGGACCGCACCTACCGCCAGATCAGCATCCCCCGCGCTGTCCGTGAGGAGCACAACGCATGAGCACGATCACTGAGCGGGCAGCCGCAGCGGCCGGCCGCGCCGAGACCGGCGCCGCCCCAGCCGCCGACCACACCCCGGCCCTGACGTACACCCCGGCACCGCTCCAGGACCCGGGCATCCCGGAGCCTGGCCCCGACGGGCCGGAGCGGGTCCCGGTATGGGTCGCCTGGTCCCGCGTCATGGGCGAGGTCCGCGGCGTCAGCAAGGGCGACTGGTACGGCAAGGCCAACACCAGCGGCAGCTACCAGTTCCGCGGCGTGGACTCCGCACTCAATGCGTTCGGGCCGGCCTGCCGCCTCCACGGCGTTCTTGTCCTGCCGGTGCACGTCGAGACCGCCTACCGGGACGTGAAGACATCTGGCGGGAAGCCGTCCCGCGAGTGCACTGCCACGGTCACGTACCGGATCATCGGCCCGACCGGCGACAGCATCGAAGTGCAGTCCGCGGGCGAGTCGATGGACTCCGCGGACAAGGGCACGGCCAAGGCCCTGTCGACGGCGCTCCGTTCGCTGCTGTTCCTCGGTGGCCTGGTCCCGACGAACGACGCGGACCCGGACTCCTCGAACGTTGAGCGCGGCGAGGCGCCGGTACGGTCCGCAGTGCAGTACCTCGACGAGATCGCGCATCCCGGGACCAGCGCGGGCCGGCTGAAGCAGATTTATTACGAGCTGCGGCAGTCGAACCAGCTCGGTGCGCTCGTCACGAATGAGACGGGTGAAGAGGAGCGGGTCGGCGACATGGTCGTGCGCCTCGGCAAGGAGCGCTCGGCCGGGGGTGCTTCGTGACCTGGCACCTCGGCCGACTGGCCGGCTTCGATACCGAGTCCACGGGCGTCGACGTCGAGAACGACCGCATCGTCACCGCCTGCGTCGTCGAAGTCGGCGGCAAGCTCCCGCCCCTCACCGCGAACTGGCTGATCGATCCCGGGGTCGACATCCCGGAGCAGGCCACCGCCGTCCACGGCATCACCTCGGAGAAGGCGAAGGCCGAAGGTGAGCCCGCGGCTGAGGCCGTCGAGCCGATCGTCGCCGCGCTCACGCAGGTCGTCCTCGCGGGGACACCGCTCGTCATCATGAACGCCCCGTACGACCTGACCCTGTTGGACCGCGAGGCCCGCAGATACGGCGTGCAGCCGCTCACGGACATCGTCGGCGATGAACTCCACGTCGTGGACCCCCGCGTCCTCGACAAGCACGTCGACACCTACCGGCCCGGGAAGCGGACGCTGACGGACCTGTGCCGCCACTACAACGTGAAGCTCGAAGGCGCGCACTCCGCGGACGCGGATGCGATCGCCGCGTGCCGGGTCGCGTGGAGGCTCGGCAGCCAGTACCCGCGCCTTGCCGAGCACAGCGTGCCGGAACTGCACAAGGCGCAGGTGGAGTGGCACGCGGAGTGGGCGGCCGACTTCCAGGCGCACCTCCGTAAGAAGGACCCGGCCGCCGTGATCGACGGTTCGTGGCCGCTGCGCCCGGTCGGCGGTGACAGCTGATGCTCGGATCGAAATCCCGCGAGATCGCCCGACTCCGCGCCGAAAAGGCCGACCTCGCCGAGCAGATCGACACCGACCGCACCAACCGCGAACAGACCGCAGGCGGCACCGCCCGCGTCGCACACCGGTACAGCGTCCTCGCCACGGTCGTGGCTGTCCACATCGTCACCGCCGAGGAACACGACGCCGACATCAGCCCCGCCAGCCTGCGCGCCGCAGTCGAACGCGCCCGCATCGACCTGTCCATCGAGTACGCCCGCGCGGGCAGAGACGGAGCCACCCAGTGACCAGCCCGATTCGTGTCCTGCGGCAGATCATCGCCCCGAACGGCAAGCGCAGGACCCGCCGCGCGCTGCTGCTGCCCGACGAGCCGATCGCCCTGGCCACCGAGCCCGTCCCGTATGTGGTGCTCGACGAGAGCCAGTTGGAGCAGCTCCTCGACAGCGGCGACGTCCTCGCGAACGAGTTCGACACCTGCCCGGCCGAGCAGCGCACCACCTTCCACGCCCTGTACCGCAACGGGCTGCGGAAGTGCTGGACGTGCGGCGTTGAGACCGTGGGCGGTGCTGAGTGACCACGCTGTTCGACCTCGCTCCCGAGACCCCGGCCGCCCCCGCGGCGGCTGGGGCCCGGCCCCTCGTAGTCGGCGCCGACCTGTCGCTCCGCAGTACGGGCCTCGGCTCCGCGGACTGGACCGATGCCGTCCGCACCAAAGCCACCATGACCGGGCACCCGCGGCTTGCCTACCTGATGCAGGAGATCGGCTCGTTCCTCAAGAGCGCTGACCTCGTCGTCCTCGAAGGCCCCTCCTACGGCCACGCCGGACAAGGCGGGCACGAGGAACTCGCCGGGCTCCGTGTGATGGTGCGGCACTGGCTGTGGCGCCGTGAGATCCCGTACGCCGTGGTCCCGCCGTCCACGCTGAAACTGTTCTTCGCCGGGCACGGCGGCGCCTCGAAGGCGACGATGCGCGCGGCGGCCGAACGCTGGTACGGCCGCACCTTCGAGGGCCCGGCTGCTGCGGATGAGTGCGACGGCTTCGCTCTCGCCGCCGCAGGCTACGCGTGGCTCGGGCAGCCGCTCGTCGACATCCCGGAGCGGCACCGCGCGGCGCTGGCCGGCTGCCAGTGGCCCGACCGCGAGCAGGTGATCGCGCGATGAGCCCCGCACGCCCCAACGCCACCCGCGCCGACATCATCGCCCTCCTCCGCGACGGCCACAGCAACAACCGCATCGTCCGCGAACTCCGCTGCGACAAACAGCGCGTCATCCGCATCCGCGCCGAACTCGACCTACCCGCCTACGTTCCCGCAGAGCAGACCCGCACCCTCGAAGAGAAGTGGGCCACCCACACCCGACCCGTCGACGGCGGGCACGTCGAGTGGGCCGGAGAACGCGCCAGCGCGGCGCGAACCCCGGTCATGCGCTACAAGGAGGAGTCCTACAGCCCCGCCGCGGTCGCGTTCCACATCAAGCATGGCCGCGACGCTGAGGGCTACGCCATCGCCGACTGCGGTATGCGGCACTGCGTCGCCCCGGACCACGTCAACGACGAACCAGGCCGTCTCCAAGCCCGCCGCGAACTCCGCACCACCGACCGGGCATCGCACTGCCCCTACGGCCACGACCAAGCCGAGCACGGCAAGTTCGAGACGGACGGCCGGGCGTACTGCGGCCTGTGCAAGATCCTCGACAAGCAGGAGCAGCGCGACCCGTCCCTTCCCCGGCGGGAGCGCACACGCCCCCTGCCGACGTCGTTCGAAGACGTCTTCCGCACCCACACCGAAGACGCCGACGGCGGACACATCCGGTGGACCGGGCCCGTCACACACCAGACGCCAGCCGTCAGGTTCGACAGCCGTCTGCAATCCGCTTACCGGGTCGCGTTCCGCCTGCACCACGGGCGGGAGCCGGAAGGGCTGGCCATGCCCGTGTGCGACATGCCGCTGTGCGTGGCCGGCGGGTGCCTGGAGGACCGGCCGATGCGGCAGCACACGCGGCAGCTGTACGCGGCGATCTTCGGGGAGGCGTCATGACGGCCTCCCACTACGCCCCCGACACCCTCACCCCGCCGCCCGCCTGGAGCAGGCAAGCCACCTGCGCCGACCCCGCGTACGCCGACCACCGAGACGAACTCTGGTACGCGCTACCCAAGGAACGCGACGCCGTCAAC